AATGGGAAGCATAATAAAAGTCCCAGTAATGCTGTTGATGTTGCTCCTTATCCTATTGACTGGCATGATAGGGATAGGTTTCATTACTTTGGCGGCTACGTTCTTGGAATTGCTAAACAGATGGGATTGAAAATAAGATGGGGTGGAGACTGGGATATGGATACCAAGACCAAAGATAATAAGTTTGATGATTTAGTACATTTCGAAATAAAGGAATAATGCCTAAACAATTTAAAACATATACACGATTTGATGGTGGTTTAAACACCAAAACTAACGCAAGGTCTATTGCAGATAATGAGTTAGCACAAGCTAATAATGTTATTGTAGATGAGTTTGGTGTTGTTAAATCAGCTGGTAAGGTAAAGGATAATACTACCGATTATAATTCTAGTGACAACTTAAGCTTAGATGCCTCTCAGCCTGGATTTGGTTTGTTCCAAGCTAGAATGGACTATACTGGAGTTAGTGGCTCTGGAACTAATACATCTACAATAAAGACATTCTTGGCTGATACAGATGCTACTTCTGACACTAGAATAGATGTAGCTGATGGTAGTGGTAGTTTTTCAGAAGCTATAGACTTAGGCAGTACTGCAAACGGTAAGGTAATATATGACTTAGCTGATGGTGTGGTAAGAGTTTGTGATACTAATTTTGGTGCTGGTAATAGTGTAAAATGGTATGGATATGTAAATAAAAAGCTATGGTTAGATGATAGCTTAAGCCAAATAAATGTTGGAGGAGGCAGCGCTCAGACAGTAAATCAATGGGTAGTGTCTGATGCTCCACCAAAACAACCATTCGCTGGTACAGCTGCAACTGGATTAAATCTTGCCGTTCTTGGTTTTGAAGACACTCTTGAAGGAGTTGCGAGCGGAACTACAGTCACACTAGCTAACAATATAACTGATACTGGAAATACTTCTGGTTCTGATACTCAGCTAGATACTGGTTTGTATACTATTGTTAATTCAACAGGAACTGACACAGTAGGAATAGCCTCTAGAACAAACAATAATACGCTAGTAATAGATTCTTCTAAAACTTGGAATGCTGCTGGTAGCGATGTGAAGCTTTACATATTTCCTGACGCTGGTTTAGGTTTCAATGTTCAGGCTTTGGCTTCTGGAAGCGATGGAACAATACCAGCTGGTACATATGAGTTTGCACAAACATTTATTTATGATGGTGTTCAAGAGTCGTTACCTACAGTAATGACTGGCTTAACAACTGTCTCTGCTAATAACAGGCTCAGTATATCTATTGCAGCATCACATGGATATGATGAAAGAATTACTGGTGGTAGAGTATACTTTAGAGATTCTACCTCAAAGGGAGAGTTTCAATTATTAGTTGATATAGATTTAACGTATGGTTGTAGAACAAATTTAGAGGCAAAGCACGTTGGTTGGTCAACTATATATAGCCAAGCTTCTTTTTTATTCTGTACAGTAGCAATACAAGACCCAAATGCTGATACATATAGCTCACTAAATGGATATAACGCTGATTTATCTAGCATATCAATAGGTAATACTGGAGAAGGGTATAAGACTAGCGTAGTGTCAAATAGAAGAAGATTTGTAGCTAATGTAAAGTCTATCAACGACAAAGGACAAACAGTTGTTCAGTCAGATAGATTAATGTATAGCGAGATAAATAGATTTGATACGTTTCCACCTACAAACTTTATTGATATAGGTGTTAACGATGGAGAAGACTTTGTAAAGATAGAGTCTTATGCTGATAGATTATTAGCATATAAGAATAGAACATTGTATGTTATTAACGTGGGTGGTGGTTCTGATACTCAATGGTTCTTAGAATCAGAGCATAAAAATATGGGAGTAGACTTCCATGCAGCAGTCGTAAAAACAGACTTTGGAGTTGCCTGGGTAAATAAAAATGGCTTATTCTTTTATGATGGTTCACAAATAAGGAACTTGCAAAGCAAGGTACTAGAGTCAGAGTGGACAAGTTTTGTAAACGATGATACTATTATTGGATATGAACCAACTCATAAACATTTAGTTATAGTTAGGGATGCTGCTGCTTCTGGTGGTACAAGTGGTGATGCTTATGTTTATAGTTTTATTACAAACAGCTTTACTTTTGTAGAAGATATGGTTGATAACGCTGTAAAAACTAATATTATTACAGACCTACATAACAATATGACTTTAGGTGTAGGAACAGATGAGTTAGAATCTTATGATGGAGAGCCAGATTCTGGAGCTACATTTGACATAAAGTTAAAAGACGATGACTTTGGTTTGCCTAATATAGTTAAGAAGATTTACGGTGTAACTGTAGAATATGCTAGTGGAGCATCTAATAGTAATGGTGTTAAATATTTTTATACAAATGATAGTGGTACAAAACAAGGAACTGCTAATGCTGGGACTTTAGCTAGTACAAGCAATGACTTAGATGTAAATAGAATTACATTTAGTTCTCCATTATTAGCTTCTTCTTTTCAGGTTCAAATAGATTTAGATGGAAGTAGTATTCAAAAAGTAAATAGTGTTGGTGTAGAGTATAGACCATTATATAAGAGAATTACATAATGTCTATTGATAGAGAAAAAAGATTTTTATATAACTCTAAGGGAGTTAAAACAAAATTACAACAAGGATATCCATCAAACGATTCTGGAAATGATGGGGAAGAAAGAATAGTAAAAACACCAGATGGTAAGCTTAGGCTTTACAGAAAAGAAATTGGTGCATGGCACTATTTAGAATTTACAAGGAGTTAGAATGACTTTAGCAGAATTATTAGCAAGTGCAAGAGGAGGTCAGTCTGTTGGTTTTGCACAAACAAGAAGAGAGCTTACATCTACAGCAGCTGAAGATAGAAGAACTTTAAATAAAGCTCTTCAAGGACTTAAAGACTCCTATACAGAAGCTGGTGAGCAGTTTAAAGATATAAAAAGAGATTCATCGCTTGGAAGACTATTGGGTGGAGCAGCAGGGTTTCTTTTTGGAGGAGCTCCAGGTAGAGCATTTGGTGGCACCGTTGGAAGTGAGATTGGTAGGGCTGGAAGAAAAGTAAAAAATGTATCATCGCAATTATTAGATACAACTTTTGGTCAAGGACTTAGAGATAAGTATGATTCATCAAGAAATGATATAAATAAATTTATTAATACAGCCAATCAAAGCTTTACAGATAGTTTGGTTTCAAATGCTATTCAAGATTTAATTAGTGGGGTTTCTTTAGAAAGAGCTGGATTTACTCCAGAAGCACTTCGGTCAATACCAGGATTTGCCAGAAGTACGGATGCAGAGGGAAATGTTTTAGGATTAGGAAAAGGTTTGCAAGCTGCTATTGCAGCTGGAAAGTCAAAAACTACAGCTAGAAGCGCTGAAGATTTAATTTCAATTCTTACTGGAGCTAAAACTAGTAATGATATATTTAATTTTTTACCAGATAGTGGGATTCGAAGAGATAGGTCTCCATCCCCTATTAGTGAAGATGAGCAAATAAGAAGAGATATGATGTATGAGGGGTTTAGATAATGAATTTTGAACAATTATTAGATAGAGTAGGCTTTGGTGGCTATTCAGATTACTTTCAAAGCTCTCCTGAAGTAGCAAAAGCTTTTGGATTTACTGGAGACAGAGCTCAACAGTTTGGAAAATTTTTCCAACCATTTGACCAAGGTAGAGCATTAGAAGCTTTTCAAGAAATAGGTAATAGGGTAGGAACCAGAACATCAAATTTAATGTCGGATGTTAGCTCTGGTCTTGGTGGTGCAATATCTGATATACTAGGTACAGGAGCTCAAACAAAATTTACTCAATCTGGAGCTGCTCAAAGACTAGTTTCTGGAGCAAGGGGAACAGCTGAGGATGCACTGTCTAGAGGTAGATATGGCATAGAGCAGGATAGAGGTCAAGAAACTGCTGCTTTAACTGGTTTATTTCAAAACTATTTAACAGGAACTTTTGGAAGAGCAGAGAGAATAGATGCCTTAGACCCAACGCAACCATTTTCTGGCTCTACATCACCTCTTTTAGATATTGAAATTCCTGGAAAAATTGACCAACCTGGAGATGAGCCAGTTCAAAATAGAAGAGCTAGAAGTATGCTTATGAATTATTATCAATCTGGAAACGTTCCTTTTCCTTCAGAAGATGAGTTTAATAATTTAGTATTTAGCTTAGGAAGTCGATTGTTAATAGATGGCTCAATGAGCGCAGAAAGATTTTTACAGGAGATAGGAGGGTAGTGTATGGCAAATGGATTTGATTATAAATCACCTATAGATACACTGTTAAGTGTTACTCTTCCTAGGTTTTTAGAAAATGAACTTACTAGGCAAGAGAGGTCTCGTCAGTTTGACCAGAGATTAGCTTTTAATGAACAACAAGCCTTAACTAATCAACAGCAAGCTCAAGAAAACTTTCAATTAAGAAGAGAACAATTTAATTTTCAAAAAGGATTGCAGCAAACAAAAGAAGATGAAGAGTTTGACCAAGGATTAGTCGATACATTAGATAGCATTAGAAATTATCCAGACTATGTAAATCAAGTTAAAATACTTAAAGACAGGTTAAAGACAGATAAATATAAAAATATTTTAAATACAAGTCTTATAACCGCTGAATCAAATAATAAATTTATAAACAGAGAAATAGAAAGTTTAAGTAACCTTCTTGGTGAACCTTTTAGAGACTATGCTGAAGGTAGACTTTCTAGCAGAGTAAATGTTAGTGATGCAGATTTTTCAAGAGTAGCTCAAAACTATATTAGTAGTAAAGCAAGCTTGAGAGCTGAAGATTCTGTTGCGTTTGACAGAACTTACAAGTCAGTAAATCAAGCATCTGAAGTTTTAAAAGGTATAATTGATTTTAGAGATGCTAAAACAATTAGCGACAGAATAGGAGCAGATGTTATTACCAGTAGATTTCCAATCCTTACAGATTTAACTGAAGATGAGCTTAATAAAAGACAAGAAGAAGCCCAAAGAATAGTAAATGAGGGAAGGCAACAATTATTTAATTTTCTTGAATCAAAAAATTTACCTACTAACAGTAGTTTTAATCCAAATCTAACATCAGAAACTGATAGGGTAGGAGAAAATGCTTTAGGTATAAAATCCTATCAAAACATATTGGGTTCAACTCCTAAGTATCAAATTCCAAGTTACGATAGCCTTGACATAAGTAAGGTAGATGAAAATACTATGGTTAGGATTGGAGATAACACATCTGGATTCGTTGGTGTAATTGGTGATGATGGAAACATAACATTAACAGTAGACAATGCAGATGCTGAGATTATTCAGAAAGCATTAGAAAATAATGGTGAAGACATATATGTAGATGGAAATCAAGCAACGGATGTAAGAAAACTTAGTACCACCACAACAGATTCAGTAGAAGTTAAAGGTGATGACGATGACGCACAATCTAGATTGGCAAACAAAGATGCAACAACTGAAGAGTCTGTTGGCAATACTCTATTAGGCTTTCTTACAGGTGGTAGAGTTACTCAATCATCAGATATACCAACGATACAAGAGGGAGTAGATGCTGCTGGCAATGCAATTACATCTAATGCTCAATCAGCTGTTTCTGGCTCTACTAGAGAACAGGTAAAAGCAGTTAGAAATGCTGGATATGGTATAAATGAATCTATAAATACTTTAATTTCTGGAAAAAGAAAAGGACTGTCTCCAGAAGAAATAAATCAAGCTAATGAAGAGCTAAAAAATCTTATTGTAGAAGCAACAAAAGCAGCTGAAAACTCAAATAATTTAGCTGTAAAAAATAATTTAAATAAATTAATAAACAATACTCATGCAAAAATAAATAGAGCAATAAAAAATATGCAAAAAACTGATGATGATATTAAATATTTTTATGATGATACTGTAGCTATAATAAATGCAATGAAAGAAAAAATATCAGCGAATTAACAGAGGGAGTTAATGAACGGACAAAACAAAATAACACTTACGCCTGAACAGGCTGATAGATTAAATCAATATTTCATAAATAGAAATGATTCTTTAAACTTATATGGAGGTATGCCTGAAACTAATATACCTGATGAAGATTTATCTTTTGAGGAAAGCGGTGAGAAGAGTTGGCTTTCTAATAAAGTCGATGAGTGGCTACCAAATATAGTTAAAAAGGCTTACAATGAATCAATACAGGGAATGGGTCAACAGCTTATTACTGGTGAGAAAAGATTTAATTTAGATGGGTATGACCCAGGAGTAAAGGGAGATATAGGAGCGACAGTTCTATCTTTCTTTATGCCAGTTGATTTAATTACAACAGTAGCTGGTGGTGGATTGGGTGGATTAGCTGCTAAAGCAGGCGCTAAAAATGCTTTAGGAAGAGCAGTTACAATGGGTTCAAAAAAACTCATGCAAGCTGGTATCAAAAAAGAAACTGCTAGAGAAGTAATAGAAGCTGGCTCAAGAAAAATTTTAGATGAAGCTGGAACTCAAGCTGGAGCAGCCTTTACATATTCTGGTTTACAATCAACTCTTAGCCAAAAGATGAAGGATGAGAGAGTAGACTGGTCTGAAGTATTAACGGATGCGTCAAGAAATAGTTTGGTTGCTGGTTTAGGTGGTTCTGTATTAGGAAGAGCTAAGGGTAGAGGTCAGGGTAAACTATCTGGATATACTCAAGAAGCATTCACAATAGGAACATTAGACCCAGTATTAAGAGGTGAGTCTCCAACAGTTGAAGGTTATATACAATCAGTTGGATTTGCTATGGGTCTTACTGGAGCAGCTGGAACAGCTAGGTCTCTTAAAAAATACAAAGAAAA